GTGCGACCCTCGATCGCCGCCAGCGCCGCGCGCAGAAAACTTTCCAGAACCGGGTCCTGGATATCGTCATCGGCAAACCCCGTGCCCAGCCGCAGATGCGCCTTGAACTCCGCCAGCGGCAGCGCGGCCGGGGGCACCGCAGTTTCTTCGATTAACATCATGGACCTACTCCATATATCCCGGACCCCTCCGGTGGTTCAGGCGCGCGCCGTTCCGCGTTGCACGGACGGAGGGGACAGTTGGACAACGCCTCGCCCGAACGGCACGCGCCCCGAGGCGAGGGGATCACCCTCGCCCCGTCGCCGCGTCCTCAGGAGACGGCGAATTTCAAGAGCTTGATCGCCTTGAAATCGGACACATCGCCGCCCACCCGCTTGGTCGCGTAGAAAAGCACATGCGGCTTGGCGCTGTAGGGATCGCGCAACACCCGCAGATCGGGCCGCTCGGCCACGGTATAGCCTGCGTGAAAATCGCCAAAGGCGATGGCATTGGCGCCCGTCGCGATATCGGGCATATCCTCTGCGATCAGCACCGGGTATCCCATCAGCCGCGCAGGCTCTCCAGCCGCCAGACCATCCGACCACAGGAACCGCCCATCGGCATCCTTCATCTTGCGAACGGTGCCTGCGGTCTTGGAATTCATCACGAAGGTGCCGTTGGCGCGGTATTGCGCGCCCAAGGCATAGACCAGATCGACAATAGGATCAGGCCCGGCAATGGCGCCCGCAACGCCCGTGGGCACATAGCCCAGATTGCCCCAGACCCAGACGTCATTGTCCACGCTCGGATGCGTCAGAAATCCGCGCGGCTTGTCCACCCCGTCGCCCGACACAAAGGCCGCCGCTTCTGCGCGCGCGAACTTGTCGGCGATGCGCCCCGCAAGCCAACCCTCAACGTCAAAGGCGCTGTCATCCAGCAACCGCTGGCTGGCCTTGGGCAATGCGCTCAGTTCATGCAGCGGGATGCTGATCCGGTCGATCACCGGCGTGTCGGTCTCCGACACCGTGCCGCTTTCCGTGGCCCAGCCATGGCCCACATCGGTGTGATCCACCAGCACGTCAAAGCTGGTGGCCTCGACCGCCACCACATTGGCCACCGCCCGGACCGACGCGGTCGTGCTCAGCACCGAGCGGATCGTGTCGGCGGTCTGCGGATCAACCAGATAACCGCCCTCCCCCGCAATCGCGGTATTGAGCGCCTTGCCCTCCAGTTCGAGGCCGCGCAGCCCGTCATCGTCACCGCCGCGCAAATAGGCGTCAAACGCCTTGCGATGCGGCGCGGACCCGTCCGAGGTCGCGCAGAGATGGGGACGCGCAAGCGCGATGGATTTGCGTTCAAACATTGTCATTTTCTCTTCTTGCTGTTGCAGTCGGTTGTGAATTTCGGCCCGAAAGCCACTGAATTCGCTCAGAAACCCCGCCACTGCGGATTTCACCTCGGCCACCGGAGACAGATCTTCCCCGGCCCGAGCCTTTGCTTGGGTCATCATCATTCCATCCTTCAGGTTTGGGTCGTCGTCGGGCGCTACACCTGCGCCATCTCCCGGCGGGCCGCGTCAAACGCCGCCGCCATCTCGCGCAGGGTTTGGGCGTCGAGGGCATCGCCCTTGGCCGTCACCCGCGCACTGGGCAGCATCGGAAATGTCACCAGCGACACTTCCCAAAGCTCCAGTTCCCGCAAGAGCCGCTGGCCCTTGTCATTCTTCGCCGCGCGCAGCGTGCGATAGCCGATGCTCAGCCCGTCAATCGCCCCCGCCGCGATCAGCGCCGCCGCCTCGCGCGCCCGCTCCACACTCTCCAAAAGCCGCCCCTTGACCCAGAGACCGCGCGCATCCTCGCGTACTTCGTCCCAGATGCCGATGGGCTGCGCCGGATCATGCTGCCACAGCATCTTGACCCGCCGCCCCTCCTTGGCCAATCGCCCGAGCGAGGCCGCATAGGCACCGCGCTCGACAATATCGCCCCCTTGATCGGGCGCGCCAAAGAGGCTGGCATAGCCCTCGATCTGCCCCGCCTCGCTCACGCTCAGCATCGTGCCATCCAGCCGCGCGAACTTGCGCTCCAATCCCAAGTCCATCTCCATCCGCCTCATCCTTTTCGCTCTGTCTCACCCCGGCAAAACCGCCAAAAGCGGCTGAAACGCCTGCGCCAGTATCGCCGCCGCCACGCCGTAGACCGCCAGCCACAGCCGTCGCTCCAACCGCTCCAACGCCACCTCCATCCGCTCCTGACGTTCGGTCAGCGCACGCGTCTGCAATTCCGAGACCCGTTCATGCGCCTCCAGCCGCAGCCCCGGCGCGCAATCGAACGCCTCGAACCCATAGCGCGGCGGCGGTGCGCCCCGCTCAGCCATCCACCTCCTCCGCCGCAACGGCAGGCAGACCCAAGAGGCTCCGCTTTTCCGCCTCACTCAGGAAATCCGCCGCACTCACCCGCGCCCATTGCGCATCGCGCTCTGCCGCCAGCGCCGGCACCTGATCGAGATCGGGGGCGAGGTCCAACGCCTCGCCGCTCATCCGCCCCAGCCAAGCCGCCACCGTCGCCGCCACCCGCATGGCCAGCGGCAACACCGTCAGCCGATAGAATGCCCGGTTCGCTTCCTGATAATTGGCAAAAGTCGCATCGCCGGGGATGCCGAGCAGCATCGGCGGCACCCCAAAGGCCAGCGCAATCTCGCGCGCCGCACTCTCCTTGGTCTTCTGGAATTCCATATCTGACGGGCTGAACCCCATCGGCTTCCAATCCAATCCGCCCTCCAGCAGCATCGGACGCCCGGCATTGCGCGCACCCTGATGATGCGCCTCCATCTCGCTCACCAGCCGGTCATATTGATCGCCCGACATCGCCCCCTGCCCCTCAGGGCCCTTGTAGACAATCGCACCAGACGGCCGCGCGGCATTGTCCAAGAGAGCCTTGGACCAGCGGCTTGCCGAATTATGCACATCCACCGCCTGCGCCGCCGCCTGAAGCGGGCTCAGCCCATAATGATCGTCCTGCGGATGAAAGCTCTTGATGTGACAGACACACGGCACACCCTCGCGCACATCGAACCGATGCTTGCGCCCCGCCACGGCATATTCATAGGCCACAGGCCAGCCATCCGACCCCGGCACCACGCTCATCCGATCTGAACGCAGCACGTGCAACTCGACCGGCACACCGCCTGCCCCCACCGCTTCAATATAGGCATTGCCGGTCAGCAAGAGCTGGCCGTAAAGCGCCTCGAATAGCTCCGCCCGCCCCTGCGCCGGGTTGGGGCATTTGATCAGGCTCAGCACCGGATGCACGGCAAAGCGTTGCTCGCAATCCTGCAACACCAGCGGCAGCGCCGCCGCTGCCTCGGCAATCATCTTGACACAGCGAAACCCCACCGGATTACCGGCAAACCCGGTGCGCGTCAGGCTGACCGTATCGCGCGGGCTCCAGGCTACACGCCCCGCGCCATGCCAGGCCATCACGCGGCCCGTGGCACTTGCCTTCTGCTCGGGCGCTGCGTCCGGCGCCGTGCCCCCTTGCCGAAAGAAATCCAGTATCATCGCGCTGCTCTCCTTGATCCCGCTCATGCCGGGCCTCTTGCCCGCTTGAGAGGCATCAGACCGTCAAAGGTTTAAGGAAAGTAAATCAGACCGCGCGTGCCCCGCTCAAAGGCCCAGCGCCTCACGCAACTCCGCCAGACGCGAGCGGCTCACAGGCGTGGTAACATCCTGTCCGCCAAGGCGAAAATGGCACAGCCCATTGTCCTTGCGCCGCTCGAAATGCGACACATGCGCAGGGTTCACCAGATAGCTGCGATGCACCTTGAGAAACGGACCGGGGCTCAAACGCCGCTCGGCCTCGGTGATCGACCAGCCGCAGAAATACTTGTTGGGCCCAGCATAGAGCAGCGTGTAATGCCCCTCGGCCCGCAGAAACGCCACATCGCGCGCGTCGATGAAATGCGTCTGCCCGTGCTGCTCGTAGGGTATCCGCTGCAGGACTTGGGCAGGTTTCACCTCTGCCTCGACCGGCACCGCCGCCTCTCCTTTGACCCCCTGCGCCAGAAAAGTGACCCCCGTCAGCAAAAACGCGCCACACAGCACAAAGGAACTAACCAGCACCCCCAGCGCCAGCACCTCATTGCCCATCAGCGGCCCGATTTCCTGCACCGTCGGCACCGCCACAAACCGCGTGCCGAACACCGCCGCGAAATGGACAAGGAACACGGCAGAGCCAAAGGCCAGCGTGCCGAGCAGGATATTACGCGGCCGCCGTTGTCCATAGGCCACCCAGATCGCCGCCACGCTCAGCCCACAGGCAGCCACCACCGCAAACACCACCCCCGGCAGCGTATAAACCGCCCGACAGAGCTGTAGGCCAGACATGCCCAGATAATGCATCGCCACGATGCCAAGGCCAATGACACAGCCCGACGCCGTCAGGCTCGCCCGCGTGCGCGGATAAAAATGCAGGAGGAGCAGCGCCACCCCCACCATCAGGATCGCAATGAGAGCGGACCCAAGCGTGATCATCGCATCGTAATAAATCGGAATCGGCAGTTGCAGCCCCAGCATCGCCACGAAATGCATCGACCAGATGCCCCCGCCCAGCGCCACCGCCGCCAATGTCACAGAGAGTTTACGCATGGCCACGGGCTGTGCCGCGATGCCACGGGTCAGCGAAAACCCCGTAAAGGCCGCCACGAGCGAAACACTCAGCGACGCCGCCACCAGCCAGAGGTTATGCGAATACTCCAGAAATTCCATGTCGACCCAACGGCTTGGCGATACCGCACGAGAGCTGCCTCCTCGCCGCTCTCTGCCTCCCCTGCCCTCGGATCGTATGTCGCCCCTGCCCGCCTTACAAGGCTCTTGACCTCAGAGTGTCAGCGCCGTCTTGCGCCCGTCGTGAAACGCCTGCGCCGCCAGTCGCGGGGCATGCGCATCACCAATCAGCAGGGCCGCAATGCCGAGGTCCACCAACTCTTGCCGCAAACTCACATCCGCCCGATTGGTCGTGGCCAACACCAGACTGTCCGCTGCCACATGCGACCGTGCGCCGGTCAAGAGGTCCACCACCTCGGCCCCGCCGTTCTGCCAGCCGGTGATGGCACTCTCGGTCACAAACCGCACGCCCAGCGCCGCCAGCCGCCGCCGGAGCGGCACATCGGCGGCAGAGCGTTCCAACTCGCGCCCGACCACGGCTTGCGGCGTTACAATCACCACCTGATGCCCCGCCTCGGCCAGATGCCAGGCGGTGCCACCGCCGCGCCAATTGCCGCCCTCATCGAGCACGATCACCCGAGGCCCCAGCCGCGCGGCGCGTCCCATCACGTCCTCGACCGGCCAGACATTGCCATCCATCCCCGGCAAGTCCGCCACATGCGGGATCGCCTTTTGAAACCCGGTTCCCGCAGGTAGGGACCCGGTGGCGAGGATCACATGATCCGCCCCCAGCGCGGCAATCTCGCCTGCCTCCAGATAGCTGTTGAACTGCACCTCGACACCCAATCGCGCCAATTGCCGCTCATACCATGCCAGCAGCTCCAGTATCTGCGCCCGCCTCGGCTGCAATCCCGCCAGCCGGAATTGCCCGCCAATCTCGGGGCCTGCCTCATGCAGACGCACCCTATGCCCCCGCTCGGCGGCCACCCGCGCCGCCTCCAGCCCGGCAGGCCCCGCGCCCACAACCAGCACATCGCGCGCCTGCGCCGCCGGGCTGAACCGATCCCCACCCCAGTCATACTCCCATCCCACCGACGGGTTGATCAGGCAGGAAATCCAGTAATCCCGGCTCCGCCGCCCCCAACATTGCTGATTGCAGGAAATGCAGCCGCGCACATCCTCAGGCCTGCCCGCCTCTGCCTTGGCCACCAGATGCGGATCGGCGATCTGCCCGCGCACGATCGAGACCATATCCGCCTCACCGGCCCCCAGCACCGTATTGGCATTCTCGGGCGTGCGAATATGGCTCTCGGCTGTCACCAGCGCATGTGTCACCGAGCGCTTGAGCCGCGCCGCCAGATCAACCCCCAGCTTTTCAGGATAGAGAAACGTCGGCATCAACGGGTGATAATCCAGATAGCTGCCCGAGCCGCAGGTGACATAATCCATCAGCCGTTCCGCATCATGCAGCGCCACGATCTCGGCCAGCGCGTCATGCCCCAGTGTCGCCTCCACGCTCGATCCATCGCTCACCGACAGCCCGATGATGAACCCCGGCCCACAGGCCGCCCGCACCCTTCGCAGGATTTCCCGCGAAAACCGCATGCGGTTCTCAAGGCTCCCGCCCCACTCATCGTCGCGTGTGTTCGACATCGGCGTCCAGAACTGATCCAGCAGACAGTGATAGGCGGCCCAGACCTCGACCCCGTCGAACCCGGCCTTTTGACACCGCACCGCCGCCGCAACAAAGCTCTCGATCACCTCCTCGATCTCATCGCCGCTCATCTCGTGACTGCCATCACTGTCATGCCAGCTTGGCCCGCCCGAGGGCGACCACGCCGCGTGCCAGCTATTATCCTGATCGCCATGCGCGCCCACGTGATAGAGCTGTTGCACCACCACCGCCCCATGCCGCTTGACGGCCTGCGTCAGCTTGGCAAAGGCCGGGATCACCGCGTCACTCGAATGTCGGAAATTGCCCCGCGTCAGCACCGCAGTCCGATGCACCGGTATCGGCTCAACCACGATCATCGCGGCCCCGCCAATGGCCCGCTCCTCATAATAGGCGATATGGCGCGCCCCCGGCAGACCGTCCTCGGCCATATTCGTCGTATGCGCGCCAAACACCACCCGGTTGCGCAGGGTATGCCCCGCCATCACGACAGGGCGAAACACATGCGCAAACGCGCTCATGCCTTACCTGCCAGCCGGTCCAGACCCCCGACCAATGCCTCACGCATCTTCGCTGCCTCCAAATGCTGCCTCAGCCGCTGATTATATCCGCCTTCCGTGTTGAGCGCGTCGAGCATGCTCTGACACTCACCACTCATCAGGCTACTGCCCACCAGATGCCGCAGGAACGCCTCGCCCTGCGCGTTCTCCCCGCCCAGCCACTCCGCCGCAACGCCGACCATTTGCACCGCCGGCGACAACACCGCCTGCGCGCACAAATACGCCTCCAATTCTGCCGCATCGCGCAACGCATAAACCGTGTTGGCAGGCGAAAACAGCGCCTCGATCACCCCTACATCGCCCAGCGCCAGAATAGGAGAACCGCCCTGCGCAATCCCCGGATAGGGCAGCATCACCGCGACCGCCTGCGCCGGGGCCACCAGCGCCGCGACCTGCTCAATCGGCATCCCGGCCATAAAGGACACAACCTGCTGATCCTCCCTAAACCGCAGCCCTCCCAACACCTCTGCCGCATGCTCCGCCATCAGCCCTAGAAACACGACCTCGCTCGCGTCCACCACGCCCTGATTGCCCGCGACGGTCACATTGGCAAATTCCCCAGCCAGCCGCGCCGCCCGCACCGCACTCCGCTCCGATACCGTGATCTGATGCCCGTCCGGTGCCAGCCCCCGCACCACCGCCTCTGCAATGGTGCCGGTGCCCAGAAACCCAAGCCGCACCTCAGATATCCTTCATCAGCCGCAGCGCATCGTAAATCGCCGCATGGGTATTGCGCGCCGACACCGCATCCCCAATCCGGAAAAGTTGGAATGACCCCTCCGGATTGCTCGCCACCTCTTGCGGCCGCCCAGAAATCAGCGCGTCGTGATCCACTTCTCCCAGATTGCGCGACAGCGGTTTCAACGCGAAATAGAGATCATCCAGCGGCAGCGTGCCATAATTCACCACCACCTGATCATAGGTCTTCTCAGAGGTGAACGTGCTGTAATCCGTCCCGATCTTGGCCTTCAGCCGATTGCCATCCCGCGTTACATCCAAGAGCCGCCGCGTCACCGTAAAGGTCACATCCTTATCCTGCAGGCTGCGCATATAGGGCACCAAATTCATCGCCATGATATCGGGCGCGAACACCCGGTCCGGCGTCATCACCTCGACACTCGCCCCGGCATTGGCCGCCACTTCCGCCGCCATCAACCCCGGATGATCGCCGCTCTCGTCATAGATCAGCACATTCTGCCCCGGCTTCA